AACGCCGAAGAGGATGGGGTGAAAACCTCGACCTTCCGCCACGTAGGCTTCGTGGGAGGGGGCGCAGGAAAATGAAGACCATGACAGAATCGGCAACCCTCGCCCTGCGCGCCGCGCGGGTATCCCACAACCTCGGCAGTAGGGCAGGCAGGGGCTTTTGCCAAACTCGCGGGGTGAATCCTCGCCTTTATAGGCTGGCTTGCCAGCTACTAGCAGGGCATCTAGACTAGGCAAAAAAAACCCTCGATTATGCCCCTCAATGGCGGTATAATCAGGGCTCAAGAAAGCAGCAAGGGTAAAGCCCCGCACCCTTTTAAGGCGGGGCAAATCATCAAAGGGGTATCATCATGCAAACGACCTATCAAATGCAACTTTCAACCACCGTAGACAAAAAGCGCGTGCCTCTCGGCTCGATTCCCGTGCGGATTTTCGACTTGTCCGAGTTCGGGGCAGACTTGCCCGCCGCCACCTCAGAGAAGGACGGCTTGCCCGTCTATCAAGATGCCAGCTTGCAGTGGCTTCAAGAAGCCGTGACCAGCGCAATCACCGCGAAGGCGCGGAACAGCGTCAACGGGCTGGAGTACAAGGCAGGCATTAGCCCATGCCTATCAGTCGCCGACCTGCTGGCTTCGGGTGGCAGCTATATGGCGACGAATGCCCTTTTCCAAGCCAGCTTCGACACCTTCCTTGAGGCCGCCAGCGGCAAGAGTGCAAAGGCGCAGGCGGTCTTCAGCTCTTTGGTCAAACTCACAGCCCGTGCCTCTTTGGCTTCTGCCTCGGAGGCTCGCCGCAGTGCCCTTGCCAGAGTTCTGGCAGCCTATACAGCCCAAGCCCCTGACAGCGAGGTAGCGCAGTTCGCGGGCATCTTGTCAACGCTTCAAGACCTTTGCGCAGGTGTTGGGGCGGTAGACGACAGCGAACTCTGACCCATAGGCTTCACAAAGTCTCACCTTTTGCCAGCCTTCGGGCTGGCTTTTTTTGTCTGAAAATCCCAGACTCCGAGGCAAAACAGGCTGGAGACAAGAGAAAATAGGCTCTTGACAGCCTAGAAATCAGCCAAACTAAGAGGTCAAAAAAAATTTTCCCTCCTTCGTCGGGAAAGCTAAGGAAAAGATTCCTTCGGAATCCCTTTAATAAAAGCACTTTCCCTTCGGGAAAGAAGAAGTCCCTTCGGGAACTTCTTTAATAAAAGCGCCCTTACTACGTAAGGGAAAAGCTTAGTAGTCCCCCTACGGGGGACTTTTTTAATAAACCAATTTAGCGTCTCTTTTAATACTACCAAGTAAATTTTCCTAAAGTTTTCCTAAAATTCCCCTATCCTATTCTATCAAATCCCTTCCAATCTAATTCCTTCCAATCTAATTCTCCTCCTCCCAAATTACGCTCTAACTTCCTTTGCATTTATCCTAACCTACGCTATAATTCCCTCATCAAGGAACAACCAAGAAAGCCCCAATACCATGCAAAATCGCATCGCTGGACTACTAGCAAAAGGACTAAAACCCTCGCAGGTCGCAACAATCGTAGGCGTAAGCCCTGCCAGAATATCCCAAATCGCGGCAACGCCAGAATTTCAGCTTGTACTATTAGATAAGACTGAAGAGGTAGCTAAGGGCGACATAGAAGAACTCAATCTTTCAGCTAAATATACAGCAGCTGAACACTCGCTGATTGCTAGAGTAACAGCTCTATCAGAAACAGCGGAGCTAAAAGATATAACCTCGGCGCTTCGAGTAGTAGCTGAAAGGCAAGAGAATATGAAGGCACGAGTATCTCCAGTAGCAGCAACACAGCAGCCCCTCGCCGCTTCCCTCACTCTTCCTACGCAAATGATAGCTAATATCTACCTAGGAAGGACTACACAGGGCGAGATAGTTTCAGTAGGGGACATGCCTATAGCTCCTATGCCAGCTTCAGCAGTAGGTAATCTATTTAATTCTATGAAAGAAATAAGGAGACTCAATCATGAGCCAAGCCCAAGCAATACAGAAACAGAAGAGTGCGCTCTCAGCCTTACTATCTGCTAAGTCTAACAAGACTTTATAAGTTATGGCAGAGACTGAGGAGCTTCAGTTAAGCATAATAGATGCTTATAATAGAGGGATGACGGATATTAACTTCTTCGCAGCCCTCGCCTTGCCGACTGTGTCAGTCTATTCCCTTCCACTATTCTATGTAGCTATCTGGCAGATGCTCACAACTAGGGAAGAGGATAAAGTAGGAGCACTCTTACGCTTTGCCTTAGGACTTCCGCGCGGACACGCAAAGACTACCTTCATTAAGATACTAATCTGTTGGATGATAGTCTACGATAAAGTATCCTTTGCCCTAATTGTATGCTCCAATGCAGCTCTAGCAGAAGCCTTGATGGCAGACATTCATGATATTCTCTGCTCTGATAATATGGTAAGTATCTATGGGGATTGGGCAGCAGGATTGGCAATAGACTCCGCAGATACTAAGAAAGCCCAGTACCACGGCAGGTCTGTAGTCATGGTAGCTAGAGGATGGTCTGCTGGTATCCGAGGACTTAATCTACGCTTCCAGCGTCCTGACCTAATCTTCTGTGATGATGCTCAAACTAGAAAGAATGACCAGTCCCCTACGGAGCGCCAAGACCTACTAGAAGAACTGGTAGGCTCTATTTTTAAGGCTATCTCTCCTGTAGGGGATAGACTCATTATCTATGTAGGGAACATGTATTCAGAAGGCTGTATCCTGAACAGACTGAAGCAGAATCCTCACTGGATAAGCCTTATCACTGGAGCTATTCTATCTAATGGGCAACCCCTATGGCCGGAATTATTCTCTCTTTCAGAATTGATGGAGTCTTATGAGCATGATGAGCAACTAGGACTAGCTAATGTCTGGTTCTCTGAAGTAATGAATGACCCACAGTCTGGAGGAACTTCACTCCTTCCTTCTTCTTTACCTCTCTGTCCAGTATCAGAAGTCCTTGTCCCTGACGCTGCTTTCATAACAATAGACCCCGCAGGCTTCAAGAGCACCTCAGATGATAATGTAATAGCAGTTCATATTAAGCATGAGAACAAGGGCTATGTAGTAGAGACGGTCAAGGGAATTCTAGACCCTCAAGAGATTATAAGGAAAACCTTATCCCTAGCAATGAAATGGGGGGTCTCTCTAATAGGAATCGAGGATGTAGGCTATCAGCAGACTCTATCCTTCTGGATGAGCCATTACTTGAGAGAGTATGGAATCGAAGGAATAACAGTAGTCCCACTAAAGCCTAAAGGAAGAAGTAAAGAGCTACGAATAAGACTGTTCATTGCAGAGCTATACAATGGAAGCTACTACCTCCTCGACCCCAGCACTAGAAGCGCCTTCATCTGGCAAGCCTCTCTATACAAAATAGGTAAGCCTAATAATAGGGACGACCTCTTAGATGCTGTATCTTATGGTTTAGATGTACGAAATGAGTATTGGCATCTCCTAGTATCCCCCCTTGATATGGGACAGGTACTGCAAGGAGAGGCTAGAGTAGTTCCTAATAATGCACCATTCTGAAAGGATTTATAATGACGCCTCAACCTATGGAATCCTCTGAAATAGAACTGATATTACGGAGATTCGCTTCCTCTAAAAAAGACGCGGCTCTAGCTAAGCTGATAGACTCTATCTTTCCACAGACAGCTGAAGACCTTGTAGCACACGAGAATTCACCAGAAGACCCTACAGAAGATTCTAAGGAGTAACATAATGGCACTTCCTACCACATCCCTTGTAATTCCTTCTGCTAAGACCCAGCAAGCTATTCTTGACTATTCGGCACGGGTTCTATCTGAACATGCCAGCTTCGCTTCCTATCTTAACAAGATGGACGCTATTGACATAGCTTATGCTAGGTACAAGGCATCTACTAAGACAGACCTATCAGGCATTCCTGTAGTACCTGGTGTAGACTCTGTGGTACCTGCAGGAGTTATGAATGTATCTGCCTCGTCCCCTCCTGTAGTGATTTCACAGGTAGATTCTATGGTGGCTTACCTAGCAGAAGTCTTTCTGTCTGGCTCTCCTCTCTTTCCTGTAGTCTCTAATCCTTCGACTGTACGGCAAGCAGAACAATTAGAAGTCCTAATTGATGACCATGCGACTTTAGGAGGATATGCTAGGCAGCTCCTGCTATTCTTACGAGACGGTGTAAAGTACAACTTCTCTGCTATTGAGTGTGACTGGACTTCTATTGACCAATACTCTCCGGCAGATGAGCTACTAAATCCTGGCACTACACGGACTTCTAAGAAGGCTAACTTCTTCTCTAAGATAGAACGCTGGGACCCCTATAATACTGTATGGGACTTCAATGTCACTCCTGGGGACGTATCAGCTAAAGGCGACTATGCAGGACACTTAGAGATTCTAACACGCACTAAACTCAAGAGGAAGCTGCAGCGTCTATCTGATAATAAAGAAGGCTTCAATGTCAAGGAGGCTACTGCCACCAACCCCTATGCTACAGCCGAACAGTTAGGCTATTACCGTATGCACCCACAAGTATCAGACTATGTCTCCTCTAGGAAGCCTATCTCTGGGATGAACTGGGATACTTACCTAACAGGAAGAGCTACGGAGAATACAGCAGACCTAAGTACAGCAACTAATAACTATGAGGTCTTTACTCTATACGCTCGGATAGTCCCTGCAGATTTTGGCATGTCCGTGCCTTCTCCTAGGACTGTGCAGATATGGAAGTTTGTCATAGTTAATAGTACAGTAGTGGTGCAGGCTAAGAGAATCATTTCTGCCTATGACCTACTCCCTGTGCTCTTTGGGCAACCGCTCGAAGATGGCTTAGGCTACCAAACCCAGTCTATTGCAGAAGCCAGTATCCCTTTCCAGCAGTCTGCTACTACTCTGTTCGATATATACCTGAACGCTGCACGACGAGCTGTAGCAGACAGGGCTTTATATAATCCCCTCCTTATATCTCCCAGTGACGCGAATTCCCCCGTTCCATCGGCTAAGATTCCAGTCAAAGTGAAGTCTTTAGATGGGCAGTTCAACCTCAAAGAGGCTTATCATCAAATCCCTTTCGACAGTCATGGAATGGATAATGCCTTACAAGCTGGTATGCAGATGGTAGGATTCGGCAAGGAGATGTCAGGGCTCAATGCTCCACAGCAAGGGCAGTTCCAGCGAGGCAACAAGTCAGTAAAAGAGTGGGTAGATACTATGGGAGGCTCTGAAGGTCGTCTTCGTCTTCCTGCCCTTAGCTTAGAGTACCAAGTATTCTATCCTCTGCGAGAACTCCTTAAACTGAATATCCTACAGTACGGAGATGATGCTATTCTAGTATCCCAAAGAACAGGTAAGGAGGTTAGAGTAGACATTGCAGAACTGCGCAGAACTGTCCTGTCCTTTAGATTGGCGGATGGCTATTCTCCTAAGAGCAAATTAGCTAGTACAGATGCCATTGCCCAAGGTATTCAGATGCTTTCTCAATCTCCTATCCTACAGCAAGCCTATGGGACAAGCCTTCCAGCTATGTTTGCGCACCTTATGCAGCTAATGGGGGTAAGAGGATTAGAAGAATACAGTCCCCCACCACAGCCAGTAAGTCAACCAGTAAGTCAACCCGCAATCCCACCTATAGGAGCATAAAATGGCACTTGATATAGTCTTCCCCCCTATCCAACTAAGTAAGACCGAGGAGGATATAGTGATTAAAATTCTAGAAACCCCTGCCTTTAGGAAGTATTTGCAAGGCTTAGCGTCTGAAGCTGCGAAAGACCTGCTCTCTGCTTCTGTGCATAAGATAGACAAGGATTCTCTAGTAGTAGCACATGCAGTAACCCAGGCTACTCTACAAGTAATCTATACCCTTTTAACTGCAGTACCCACAACTAAGGAGTAATATCATGGCAATTATGGACTTTTTCAAACCCGTCACTTCTACCACACCCACACAATCTACCCAAGCAGCCCAACCGGAGCAGACTAGCACAGGCTTATCAGACCATTCTGCTCCTATTGCAAAGGAAGTAACTCCAGAAAACCCTCTGGACGTATACCGTAAGATGTTCGATACTGCTGCTACCACAGGGGAAGTCCAAGCTCCTAGCTTCAAACTAGACCCTAAGGTACTATCTGACGTCTCGCAGGGTATGGACTTTACAGCTAAAGTAGACCCTGCACTAATGGAGCAAGCCCTCGCTGGAGATTCTAAGGCTCTTATAGCTGTAATCCAAGCCGCAGGGCGCACTGCTTACAGTGCTTCTTTAGAACATGCAACAGCCTTGACGGAAGCCCACCTCGGACAACGCTCAGCCTATGAATCCAGTAGAGTAGATAAAGGAGTAAAGCAGCAACTTACTTCTGATGCTCTTTCTACTGCCCCTAATTACAGTCACCCTGTTGTTCGACAGGAACTAAATAGAGTAGCATCCCAATACGCAGCTGCTAATCCTGACGCCTCTCCTAAGGATGTAGCAGAAGCCGCGCAAAAATACATCGCCGACTTATCCCAAGCCCTATCTAAATCCCCTGTAGCAGCAGAAGGGACTAATATGGAGATGGATTGGGCGAAGTATTTGAGTAACTAATCCCTCCCTTCTTCTATTTTAAGGAAATATCATGGCTTTACTTAATGGCATCTTCAACACCTCGCAGAATCCCGCAGAATTAAACATGCGGTCGTTTGCAGCTACCCTGCTGCGACGCTTCCCTAATGGTACTGCGCCCCTCTTTGCTCTTTCCTCGCAGTCTGGAAAGTCTAAAGCTGTATCTTCTACCCATGGCTATCTGTCCAAGACAATGGCTTTCATTGCTACTACAGCTACTGCTGCTGCTACTAACGTGGCAACTACTATTACAGTAGGTAGCAATGTAGGCATGACTGTTAATATGGTCTTGCACAATCTGCGTACTCGTGAGAATGTACTGGTAACAGCTATTCCTGCTGGTACTACTACAGTGACAGTACAGCGTGCTTATGGTCGAGTAGCAGCAGCGGCTATGAACATTGCAGACGGCTTAATTCAGGTTGGTACCTCCTTTGCAGAAGGAAGCTCCCGCCCAGTAGCTAGGCAATTGTCTGTTACCTACGTAGCCAACTTTACCCAAATCTTCCGTAATGCTTGGGGACTGACGGGTACTGCACGGGCTTCCTTGGCAGAGAAAGGCTACTCTAATGTAGCTGAATCTCGTACAGACTGCGCAACCTTCCACTCCACAGATATTGAATCTGCTATCATCTGGGGACAGGCAAGTATGACGACTACAGGAGCTTCTCCTGTGCACTCTACTCAAGGTATCATGGATGCTATGGCGCAGTATTCTCCTTCTAATCTTCAGACAGCAGGTGCTACTACTACCTATAAGCAGTTTGTATCTATGCTTATGCCCGCCTTTGCTTTCTCCTCGGACATGTCTAACTCTCGTACTCGCGTAATCTTCGGCGACAACCAAGCTATTCAG